CTTGCAAGACCAACAACACTAGGTATTGATGGCTTATCTGAGAGATCGTTATATGAACCACTTGTTGCTACTGATGCAAGATTTCCTGCGTCAGCTTTTGCAGCAACGTCTGTTTGAAGAGTTGCAACATCGCTCTGGAGAGTGTCGAGAACACCAGACACTTCTGGTGCTAAGTCTACAAGTTCAACCGAGCCGTCTTTTAATTGTTTTCCTGAAACTTCTGTCTTTGACATGATAGTTATCCTATTTACCTAAAATCTTAAACTATTTATTAAACTGAGTAATATACTTTAATATTATACCCATCCGCCAGATGAAGATGTCGAACCAACATCATTCGCAGTAAACCAATATAATCTAATTCTACAAGGTACGCTGTTTGTGCCATAATACTGAGCCACATGCTGATATAAACTAATAATAGTTTTGTTGCTTGGGTCATTATTGTTTGAAAATGAGTTATCAAACCACCCTCTGCTGGTATCACTAACATATGTATAATATGATGGCTCCTCAGACCATATACCGTTGTATTTAATAAACACTTTAATCATATCAGGTCGGCGACCTTTATTATGGGTTATGGTGCGATTAACGTTAGGTGCATTTGATACTGATACAGACCACGTAAACTCTGCATCTTGATAAACATCAGATGTCGGTATTACAGGTTTGTCGGTCAGATCGTTGTAAGAACCACTGAAAAGTGTTGGCTTACCAGTAAGATCTGTATAAGCTCCACTGAACAATGTTGGCTTATCTGTCAGATCGTTGTAAGAACCACTAAAGCTGCTTGAGCCACTTCCTGCAGGTGCTACGAGATAACTACCTGTTGCATAGCTAACATGAATTTTCCATGTAGATAATGGTGCATCAGCAAATGTAATAGTGTCACCAGAGATTGTATAATCTTCTCCAACACCAGGTGCTTGCAACAATCCGTTTACATATACTTGCTCACTACCAGCAACTGGTGTGTTAGCAAGAGTGAAAACAGCATTGGTTCCATCAACATCACCACTTGGCACTTCACGAGTTATAAATGCGTTATCTTCAAGTGCTTCTACACGAGCATCTACAGAGGACAAATCAGAATCAAGAGCATAAACACTCAAGTCTGGTTTGTTTGTAAGATCGTCATACGAACCACTGAATAAAGACGGCTTACCAGTCAAACTTGAGTATGGAATGTTTGGTATATCTCTTCCATCAATGTTGATTCGTTTACCAGCACCAAGATTAGTCCAGTACAATGTGCTGGATGTTGGCATACTTTCATTTTCGTAATTTGCAACGTAAATGTTTCCGTTGTCGTATACGATGTCACCAATCAAATATCTTGTTCCATCAGCTATTGTGTGATTAGCAGACCATTGGTGGGCAGCTAATGCTATAGTTGGTTTGTTAGAAAGATCGTCATATGAGCCACTGAACAAGCTAGGCTTGCCAGTAAGACTTGCATACGCACCATCAAACAAAGTAGGTTTGTTAGAAAGATCAATATATGATCCACTAAACAAACTAGGCTTATCAGTAAGATTGTTATATGAAGTTACAGGAGCTGGAGCATTTTCAAGAGTAGTAACACGAGAACTAAGAGCACTATCAGCACTTGTTCTTGCAGATGTTTCAGACTGAAGTCCATCTTCAATAACACCAACACGAAGATCCATAGCAACATCAGCAGCTTCAAGATCAGTGATGTCACCTTCAGTAGCAGTAACTCTATTTCCAATAGAAGTGATGCTAGTTTGAACTGATGTTACTGTGGTGCTAAGAGCACTATCGGCAGCAGCACGAGTCGATGCCTCAGATGATAATCCAGATTGAAGTGTGCTAACACTTGACTGAAGAGAAGACACACTTGCTTCAACAGCACCAACGTCACCTTCAAGAGCAGTGATGTCACCTTCGGCTGAAGTTAAACGAGCATTTACTCCAGATAAATCACTATCAAGAGAACTGACATCACCTTGTGTAGAAAACAACTCACTTTCAGCAGTTGTTAATCGAGAATTAAACTGATTAAGAGTGTTTGTTATGTCTAAGCTAACTACAACAGCATCAGTAACATAGTTTACAAGCACTACATCTCCACTTTGTGGAGCAAGAGTAAACGTAATGGTTGAACCATCAACAACGTAATCAGAGTTTGCTCCAGCATTAAGAAGCGAACCGTTTATGAACACTTGCTCAGTACCAAGATTTGGTGTACTAGCGAGTGTAAAGTTTGTGTTTGTTCCATTGATTGTGCCAGATGGAATTTCTCTAGTGATTGTAGTGCCACTAGAAATAGCATCAAGATCAACTTTACGAACAGCGTCGTTGTCGTCTATAGGCGCACCAACATTTTTAATTTGATTGCTATTAAAGTCAAAGTCGCCAGTTGCAACTACCGAACCATCTCTTTTTAAGAGTTCTGATCCGTCTTTGAGTTTGTCGAGTTCGATTGATCCATCGGTGATTTGTGCATTCCCGATGGTGATATTTTTGATTTGTTTATTACCACGAATCTGTGTTGACATGTTCGTTGTTCCGTTAAGTAAAGTTCGTTTCTAAAAAATTGGTAATATTATAGTTTTACACTGTAAGAGAAGTGTGAGGGTGGTGCCCCACTAGGTAGGGCACCACACTTTTTTAGTATTTAACTACTAAGGTCAATTAAGCCTTCATGTAGCTAACACGAATACGATCTCCACTCACAGGAGCGACAGCAAATGTTACTGTTCCACCAGAGATAGAGTAGTCGTTTCCAATACCAGGCTCTTGCAAGAGACCGTTCAGATACACATGCTCACTGCCTAACACAGGAGTAAATGCAAGTGAGAAGTCAGCATTACTGCCGTTGATTGAACCACTTGGAGACTCACGAGTGATAACATTTGCAACGTAGAGTACAGTTGACTCAAGCGCAGCAATATCAGACTCAGCAGTATCCATGCGTCCTTCAAGAGCAGAGATATCAGATGCAAGTCCAGCCTCAGCAGCCATAGCTCTCGACTCTTCATCGGAGATATCAGATGCAAGTCCAGCCTCAGCAGCTTCAGCACGAGCTTGTTCAGCATCAACGTCAGCAGCACGATTGGTTACTTCAGCAGCAAGGTCAGCAGCTACGTCAGCAAGGTCAGCAGCAAGAGCAGCATCACCAGCAATACGAGCAGTTGCCTCAGCACTTACAGCAGCGGCACGAGCAGCTTCCTCGGCATCAATCTCAGCCTGAAGAGCAGCTTCGGCAGCAAGAGCACGAGTCTCTTCTGCATCAACGTCAGCAGCACGATTGGTTACTTCTGATGCAAGATCAGCAGCAACGTCGGAGATATCAGATGCAAGTCCAGCCTCAGCAGCCATAGCTCTCGACTCTTCAGCAGAGATATCAGATGCAAGTCCAGCCTCAGCAGCCATAGCTCTCGACTCTTCTGCATCGATATTACCTTGGAGGGTAACGTCAGCAGCAGCACGAGCAGCTTCTTCAGCATCGATCTCGGACTGAAGGGCAGCTTCTGCACCCATAGCACGAGTCTCTTCTGCGTCGATGTTTCCTTGAAGGGTAACATCAGCAGCAGCACGAGCAACTTCCTCAGCATCGATCTCTGCTTGGAGAGCAGCATCAGCAGCAGCACGAGCAACTTCCTCTGCATCAACTTCAGCTTGTACAGCACCGATTTGACCAGCTACAGTTGTAGCAAAGTTTGCATCAGCTCCAAGAGCGTCACTGAGTTCCTTGAGGGTATCAAGTACACCAGGAGCACTGTTTACAAGAGCAGAAATCTCTGCATCTGTGTAGCTATTAGCACTTGCAAGTACAACAGCGTCAGCAGCCAAGTAGTCAGTCTCGATAGCATCGATGTTGCCTTGAAGAACAAGGTCAGCAGCGGCACGAGCAGCTTCTTCAGCATCAACTTCAGCTTGAACACCTGCTACAGCAGTAATGCGAGCAGACTCTTCAGCAGCGATGTCAGAAGCCAAATCAGCCTCAGCAGCAAGAGCACGAGTCTCTTCGGCGTTTACATCTGCAATACGAGCAGCAGTCTCAGCCGAAAGATCGGCTTCAACGTCGTCAATGCGAACTCCAAGAGCAGCTTCAGCAGCACTTGCACGAACAAGTTCTGCATCAATAGCAACTCCAGCAGCAGCCTCAGCAGCCTCGGCGCGAGCTTGTTCAGCATTTACATCTGCAATACGAGCAGCAGTCTCAGCAGCAAGGTCAACAGCTACATCAGAAATGTCTGATGCAAGTCCAGCCTCAGCAGCTTCGGCGCGAGCTTGTTCAGCATCAACGTCGGCAGCACGATTGGTTACTTCTGATGCAAGATCAGCAGCAACATCTGCGATATCAGAAGCCAATCCAGCTTCAACACCCATTGCACGAGTCTCTTCGGCAGCGATATCAGAAGCCAATCCAGCTTCAGCAGCCATCGCACGAGTTTCCTCAGCAGCAAGGTCAGATTGAAGTTCAGCAACATCAGCTTCAACAGCAGTTGCACGTCCTTCAAGAGCGTCGATGTCAAACTCTGCACCATTCAAACGACTTGTGTGAGTTGCATCAGCAGCTACACGAGCAGTTGTCTCAGCAGAAAGACCATTCTCAAGATCAGTTACACGACCATCAAGAACAACATCAGCAGCTTCAAGAGCATTGATGTCAGACTCAGCTTGATCCATGCGAGTGTCAAGAGCAGCCTCAGCAGCCATTGCACGAGCTTCTTCAGCAGCAAGGTCATCTTGTGTTCCGTCTAATTCTGATTGAAGAGCAGCAACCGCAGCAGAGCGAGTAGCTTCTTCAGCATCAATATCAGCTTGGAGTGCAGCTTCAGCAGCACCAGCACGAGAAACTTCAGCAGCAAGTCCAGCTTCAAGAGAGTTAATGTCTCCCTCAGCAGTTGTCATGCGGCCTTCGAGAGAATCAATATCTCCCTCAGCAGTTGTCATGCGGCCTTCGATAGCATCAAGTCTTGGATCGAGATCGTCCTGTACTTGAGCACGAAGTGTCTCTAAACCAGCATCAACGTATTGTTTGTTAGCCGCATCCATAGCAGCGGTTGGAGCAGATACGTTTACAACTTTGTGTGATCCAGCATCTACGTTACCTGTAAAAGCAACAGAACCGTCACGTTTAATGAGTTCTGCGCCTTCGGCGAGTTTTGAAAGTTCAATACCAGCGTTAGAAGCAATTTCTACGTTGGTAATAGAACTAGATTTAATTTGTGTATTACCACGAATTTTGGTTATGGCCATTTGTATATTCCTTAAAAAGAATTATGGTTTTGTTATGTTACTTGACAGATAATGAGATTCAGAGTCAGTCACAGAGCATGACAGAAAGCAGTTGAGGTCAATAGAGTGACCTGTAAGAATAATGACTCAGTTTTTTATGAATGATGTAGCAGTTTAGCCTGTTGTGAACTTATTTATACATGGAACGAGCTAGTTTCCAAAATTATTTTTGGAAATCTTGAAAAAAGTGGAATGTTGAGACGAATTGCTATGTTATGTCTTGATGATGTGGTTCAATATGACGTAGTTGTGATTGTTTGTGCTAGTGCTAGTCATCGTCAGTGGTGAGTTTCCATCAACACCACCAGTAACAAGCCCTATGTTTCCACTAAAAGATGAGTGTGTATGGTTGATTGTGTGTGAATGATTGACACTCACACCACCTGTAGTTCCAGAGTGTGTGTGATTTGCGCTTTGCGTTCCTGTTCCAAAATTGTGTGTGTGATCTGAGCTTGCTCCACCGGTTGAAAATCCGTGATAATGTAATGCACTTTGATTGCCTACAGATATACTAGGGCTAGAATCGCTTGGTTTGTAGTATGCATTATAACCGCCGGAACTAGCACTCGGAACCCTCACCGTGTCTATATCACCAAAGGCGTGAGTGTGCCAGGCGCTCTCTGTGCCTGTATTCCCAGAATGTGTATGATCTGCCGAGTGTCCTTGAGTTGTGCCTGAGTGTGAGTGATTTGCACTTTCTATACCTGTAGTAAAACTGTGCGTATGATCCGCACTCTCTGTGCTGGAATATCCTGTATGTGTTGTGCTCAATCCAGCACCAGAACCAAAACCATGGTAGTGGCCTGGCATAGTAGCCGAGTGTGAGTGTGTCAATCTTCTTGAACTTTCTGCAATACCATCATTTGTCCCTAGTGTTGCAGCACCGGTGGCAACAGTCTCGGCTTTACCAACTATAACTCTAGATCTCAAGTCAGGAAGATTAAATGTTGTGCTACCGTTGCCAGATCCGAATGTTGTGCCTATTACACTAAACAATAAACTGTTATCGGCTCTACTAACTGCCGAACCATCACACAACAGCCATCCGTTTGGTGCAGAAGATCCCGCAAATGCTATGACACTTCCTGTTGGACCATATAAGAGATTTTGATTTTGTAGAGATGTTATTGTTGGAGATGTGATGTGTCCTGTGTTGTCAATGGCTGCAAGAACATTTCCAGAGCTATCTTTTGCTTCAAGCAAATTGGCCGATTGGGATACCGCAGCTTTAATCACTACGGGTGTGGATAATGTTGTGTTTGCTTCGATAGTATTTGAGTTTACAAACTGAGTACCGTTGTGTACTACAAACTGTCCTTTGACGGCAGATGTAATAGCAACGTCAGATATTGCATCGAGATTTGTTATGTTTGGTCTAGCTTCGAGTGTTGTTATTCTACTTTCTGCTGTTCCGATTCGATTAGAAACTGTCGTCGAAAAGTTTGCATCAGAACCTAAAGCATCAGCAAGCTCCTTCAATGTGTCTAGTGTTGACGGTGCGCTGTTTACTAAGCCAGCAACTGTATTATCAACATACACTTCTGTTGCATATCCAGACAAACTAGGAATAGATGGCTTATTTGAAAGGTCTGTGTATGAGCCGGTTGTGGCAACCGTAGCCAACCCACTAACATTCGATGCTGTAATGTTACTGTTGACCCAAGCAGAGCCGTTATACTTCAAGAATTGTCCAGACGTTGGTGAGGTCAGTGTAGTAAACGATGCTAATGTCGGCTTATCGGCAAGGTCGTTATATGAGCCGCTAGTTGCCACAGTCACGAGAGATGGCTTATCGACAAGATCGTTATATGAAGCTGAAGTAGCAACCGTAGCCAACCCACTAACATTCGATGCTGTAATGTTACTGTTTACCCAAGCAGAGCCGTTATACTTCAAGAATTGGTTTGATGATGCTGTTGTTATAGTAACATCAGTGAGATCGTCTATAGATCCTGCGAGTGTTGATAATGTGGGCTTGTTTAGAAGATGTTCATACGATCCGCTAGTTGCCACGAAAGCTAGAACAGGACGTCCGGACAGATCGCCATAAGCACCGCTAGTTGCCACCCCAGAGAGAGATGGCTTCCCGGAAAGATCCTCATAAACACCGCTAGTTGCCACTGTAGAGAGAACAGGCGCATCGACAAGGTCCATATAGCTTGCACTCAGAGCAACAGCAGCTAGAGCTGGAGTATTGTCAAGATCATTGTAGTCATTACTTGTGGCTACTGTTGATAATCCACTAACATTTGATGCTACGATGTCGCTATTAACCCAACCAAGACCATCATATCGCAAGAACTCATTCTGTTGAGGGTCTGTAATACTAACATCAGTGAGATCGGAAATGCTACCGGCAAGAGAGTTTAGTGTCGGCTGATCGATAAGATCGTTGTATGAGCCGGATGTTGCGACTGTAGAAAGTCCACCCACATCACCAGCAACAATACTAGAATTTATCCATTCTGATCCATTATACTTTAAGTATTGTCCTGATGTTGGATCTGTCAGAGTTGTGAAGCTGTTGAATGTTGGCTTATCAATCAGATCGTTGTATGAGCCTGTATCAGCAACCGTAGCAAATTGACGAGCTTCTAAAATCGAGACTCGCCCCTCTACTGCACCAATATTACCGGCGACTGTTTGTGCAAATTCTTCATCACCGCCAAGAGCATCACTGAGTTCCTTGAGAGTATCAAGTACAGCAGGAGCACTGTTTACAAGATCGGAAATTTTTTGATTGACGTATGCTCTTGTCGCCGCATTGTTCAATATAGTCTGAACATTTTGTTCTAATTGCGGAAGATTTTGAATAGTAGGGTCGGAGTTTATCCATCCGGTTCCTGCATACTTCAACACTTGTCCCGGCAAAGGATTGTTTATCGTAACGTCTTGTATGTTTGCTACGCTACCTAAAGTTGCGTTCAGCAATTCTTTTCCTAAATATAGAACGTGTAGTTGAACGTTACCTATAGTCTCGTCGTTATTTTCTATTGCTTCAAAATCTACAAAGAATTTTATCTTCTGTTCTGTTCCGTCTTTGAATACCTTATAGTCAACATTAGGTTGCAAAACGACCTTGTCACACACAACAATGATTGAGGCTTCGCTACTTATTCTGTGATAAAGAGTGTATGTGTCTGTACCAAGTAGTATCGTGATCTTTTGTCTTTCAAATATTCCGTATGGTAAATCTTCACCAATATACTTTCCCATATCACTTAGCTTTTATCATGTAGTTTACAACTATGTGTGGAAGAGTAACCTCGTCGGTTCTGTTAGAGCCGTACGAAGCTCCGCTAGTTTGATTTGTTGATTGTTCTGTAGTCGTTATGCTTGAGTTTCCTTCGGGATCAGATGTTGCAGATCCAACAAATCCAGAAAATGATGCTGAAGTGTGTGTGTGAACGCCGCTAGAGTTAGACTTTGTTTTATCTAACGACGAGCTTGGTATAGAAAAGGTATGACTATGTGTAAGCTCATTTGCTATACCGGAAGTGAGTGTTAATGATCCACCAGTATTATTTGTTTGTGCAGCAATAGACAAATTATGATAGTGGGTAATGGCTGCCGCATCTGTTTGAACACCATGAGTGTGTGTAGATTCCGACGCTATAAAATTTCCGCTTCCGGCAGCTCTTGCAAAGTCTGAATAACCGCCACTAGAACTTGAACTGAATCTAGCACCCTCTACTCGCAAGCTATGGCTATGTCCTGTGTTTGATATTGTTCGGCCGGTATGTGAGTGATCGCCACCAATATTCGATTGTGTGCTACCATCATGTCCGTGTGTTAATTGATGATAGTGATTTAACGATGTTGCATTTGTAGAAAGTGTTCCTTGATTATGACTGTGTGATATTTCTGTATCATGACTTCCCGAATCTGAAGATATGCTAATACTTCCAGATGCTGAGGATACGACAGTATGTTTGTGGCCAGGAACAGTATGTGTGTGAGATAATGTGTGGGTGTGTTCTGCGCCCGTGTGTTTATGTGATAATGAACGTTGCGTCTCGTTTGTCTCCCCCTCGCTCGCTCCGAGAGAATCGCCGGATGTTTTTCCAACAACAGCTCGTCGCCGCATATCGGGAATAGAGAAGCGTGTGTCATCACAAACTCCCCACGGCCATCCAGCAGCTTTTTGTGTGTCTCCGCCAAGAGCATTGAACAATTCGTTAAAATCAACTCTCAGCAGAGTTCTTCCATCACATAAAAACCATTTGCCATATTTGTCTGATGTTGGTGTGTTTGCTGTGGCTGTAGGGACTATAGTTCCGATGGGAATCAAAAATTTTATTATTTCTTGAACTTCGTCTGTCAATGCATCAACATCATCTCTCAGAACAGAAACGTCTGTGCTGTCTATTGTTCCATTTTGTGCTATAGTAATGTTGCCGGTGACTGTTATATTTTCAACAGTTATTGAGGATAGATTTGAACTACCTGATACATACAAGTTCTTGAAAGGCTGAGCACTAGAACCCAAAGAGATTCCTGCCGCATTAGTCGTTGTTGGTGTGATAGAAGTTTCGCCGAACGTGTATGTACTATTGCTTGGCTTAATTTGAACTGAGCTGTTCGACACCAGTTGTGTGTCGTTATTCGTTTGATCTAGTTTGATTACACCAATTTCTGTGGATGAAGATGTATTAAATCGAAGGCTATCTTGTTTGCGAAGAAGTATTTTTGTGCCGATTACGGAGTCATCACTAATCTTTTGTGTAGTAACAGATGATTGCGCCAGTGCATTAGTTGAGACAGCGCCATCAGCGATAACTTTCGGATCTTGTCCAACCACAAACGAAGCCCGTCTTGATATGGTACTAAACGAAAGATGTAATACACGAATAGAAACTGGAGACGTTACTGCATCTTCAAACAAAGATTCTTTGAGCGTAATTGTTTGTGTTGTGCCTTCAGCACCATTAAGAGTCCAAGTTCCTGAATTCTGCTCATTTGTGCTGACTTGAACAACACCGTTTGCTGTTACAATGAGTGTTGAAGCTGCCGGAGCAATCTGACTTAGAGTAAGAGTCTTTTCTCCAACTGCACTATACGTCTGAGCATCAACAGCAAAGTTTCTTAAATTTGGCGACAACTGTTCTGGACCAACAGAGTATGGCGATGGAACAAAGTTATATGTACCCTCTCCTCGATGAAGAACATACAAAACATCAAACTCTTCGGGAACAAGGTCTTTGATCTCTATCTTTCTGTTGGTGAATCCAGATGTTGATATGATTTCATATTGTGTCTCTGGATCTAATATCTCCCAAGGTCCGTAGAAGTTTCTTTCTACTTTCGATATAGTAGTTCCAACGGCTACATAGACATCGACAACACCATCAAGAATGATTGTAAGAGAATCTCGATTGTATGTTACAGACTCAACTGCCAATCCTTTGGATTTTGAACCATTTTGATATGTGATGGTAAGAATATCCCCATCCGAAAAATTAGCGGATAGAGCGTTTGACGAATTAGGATTTACAACTGAAAATGCCGAAGCGAGATAGTTATCTTGTATAATAATCTGCGATTTTGTGGTTGATCCGGTAACAGCAGAGAACTCAATAAGATTTGTGTTATTTACGAGAACATCAGTTAGGTATCTTCGTCGAACTACACAAACATTGACTGCCTCTCCGCCAGGGACTTCCTGAGACAACTCAAAGACATTTGTTCCATTAGGAACTAAGTCATCTCTAACATTAGAGGCGAGCAACAGAGGTGTTTTTGCATTTCCAATATATGACATGACTTACTAATCTAAATTGACATGATCTACATGAGATATGATAACATCGGCAGATTGCCCTTCAGTTTCACAAGCAACTTCTAATATATCACCAGTCTGAAGAACTAATTTCTGTCCATCAATAATTTGTAGTGTTGACCCTTGAGGTATTGGCGCTTTCTTCACGAGATATGCGAAGTTTACACCGCGTCTTATCTTAACGGAAACTTGAATACCAGTCTCGCCAGTACATGCAATATCACACTGTAAAAGATATGCGCTCTGTGCAGCACCAGTCAATATCGTCTCAAATTTAACTTGAGTTGGTGTAACATTAGAAACTGTAGCATAGCCAACAGTCTTAAATGTGCTCTTAAATGTGCCCGAAAGATTTGACATACTAACTCATTCCTATTGATTTCACTAAAATGTGTCTTAATCTTTTTTGTGTACTATTATACGTCTCTTTGATTGCTGTGGTGAGATCCTCTATATGCTCCGTATTATCTGTGATGTTTTCTGTTTGTCTGTACGTTGCGTTCAATTCTTCAGGGATGTTGTTGAGATCGCCAACCTCTGTTGATATGATGTTTGTGATTTGACGCCAAATATCAAAATTGTGATACTCATCAACTATCTTTTCTGGTAGTGTCTTATGACCCATGTTTCAGTAGCTCCAAAATCTGATTGATGCCGTCTTTGAGGTTATTTACGTCTTGCTCCAAATTATTTAGTCGAGTTTCTTTTCTCTTCTCTTCTTCGTGCTTCTTTCGTGCAAACTCTTTGTTTCGTTTGTGGTTCAAGTATGCCGAGTTGTCCATGTTCACCACAGCGCCAGTATCTGAGTCTCGATACAATCCATCTTTGTCTTGAACTTTCAAGTATTTTGGTTTCATACTAATCCTCAAGAGCTATAATTCGCAAGTTCTTCATTTTTGGATACAGAGGGGTGTGGCCTCCTCTGAGAACAATCTTAATCTTTGCGAGAGTGAATGGTGGCAACTGAAGTGCATTTGCTTCATACGAACTAAACGACAGTTGTGTTGGATTCTCTTCAGGAGTCACCTCTTCGAGAACACCATTTGTTTCCACCGAGTATTCCAGTTTAGTCCAATTCTTAGAGTCCAACGGCACCTGCTCTGAGTCTGATCCAACTTTGTAGTAAAGTTCGATCTTAGAATTCTTAGGACGACATCCATCAAACATAACTCTCAGGGTGTTTGCAGACTCTTTCAGCTTCATAGTCTTGCCAACATACTTCGATGCTACCGAGCCTCCCATAGGCGCAATCTCATCAATAAAGTTGTTTAGCTGTTTGATTACGAATGTAGAAGATCCCTCAAGTCCTGGAGTTGCAGTATCTTTCAATCTGTGCTCAACAGTAATCTCACACAAACATGCGGTTGATGTGTTGTTGTGGGCACCTGTCAACTCAACATCAGATACGGTCGATGTAGGAGTGTATTTGACGGCCAAAATTCTCTTGTTATCAAAATTTCGATTTCCACTTGTTGTGCCAGACACACTAATATATTTACCAACATCGAGTGTTGATAGATGTGCAGCTACGTCTGAATTTCCAGTCTTGAGTCTGAGATATGGTGGATTATATAACAGAGTTGTCGTTCCTCCACCATCATCGCCGCCGCCAGGAAGGTCCGAAAGTGGGAATTCTTCATTAATATACATCTCCGTGTCTGATATTATCTCAAGAACTTTTCTGGTGTCATCCAACATAGGATGTTTAATTGTATCGCCAACATTAAGCTCAGATAGGAATAGTGTGCCAACACCTCGAACTTTTTTACCTTCATAGTAGAAATTGCTTCCTGTGAGGTAACTATCGGTATCAGAGAAAAATATCTCGTTTTGAAGAATTGTGTTTGATACGGCAGGTGTACTCGTCGCCGGAAGTATCTGAATCGTATCAAAACTACTATTGTTTATGTTATTGTACTCTAATCCTGTTCCGACTGGATCATCAAGCCGAACACCCTTCAAGTCTACTGCAATTCTTTCATCATCCAACACTGGTGATATATACTCACTCTTACTGCTCAGATATGCAATAACTTTGAGAGAGTTGCCCGTTCCTGGACGATGATTTGCGGATAGTTGAGCAACTTCGTTCATAGTAGAGCAAATCATTGAAGATTGTGGTAATGCTATACTCGTGTTGTGTGTGAATCCAACCTCATCGGTAGACTTCCATGGCGTTGAGTCCGGATCATACGCAGCTTTAGCTGTTGTTCCCAAAAACTTCCATGTTATTTCTGTATCTTTCGGTATTACAGGATTAGATCTAAGCAAGAACTCTTCAAATCGTAATTGTCCTGTTGCCGCAACTGTTCTTCCTCCAATTCGTCCAGTCTCTGTAGCAACATTAGATGTTCCTAACTCAATTATGTATGAATCTAATGTTGGATTTAATATTGTGTGTCCTTCAGGTCTAGCAAGAACTTGATATGGTATTCCATTAAGAGATGTGCTTGATGGGAGACCAACAAACCTCACTTTACCCGTATCTGCTGGTATATTATGATTTCTGTGATATACTCTAATTTGCGATTGGCCCTCGACCGTCTCAAATGGATCATATATCAATGGTGAAAGAGATAACTTCTCATTCACAAACTCAATTTGGGCGTTTCTGGTGGTGTTGAACTTTGCTCTATATAGCTTGTATTTAAGATCGGCCTTTTGATCTGACTCCCAACTAATGCCGTTAATAGACTTGAATAGCACTCCATCCGAACCGGGAATAGTATTCAGTCTATCTGTAGTTCCCAGTATGTAGTTATAGTCATCTTCGCCATCTTCAAGAGCAGTAAGCAAATGAATTGGAGTCGCCGTTGGCGTATTTGCAAGTTGAGTTATCGGCGCCGCGCCCGTCTGTGCCATATAGACTTGATATGTCTGTGTAAGAGTCTCTACTCCAGTCCCTGGCGCTTGAATTGAGTCGGTCAACAAGACAAATGCATAGTTCGTGTTGTTTCCTGGAAGATATATTGGATGTTCAAATACAAATCTTGTAGGAATCATATCTTCACAAGGACTTGCAACTCCACCTACTGTTGTGTATGTGAAAGGTTTGTTATGTTCAATCGCAGCAGTATTCTTTCCTGTCGCTTGATTCTTACTCATTACATGATATACACCGGTGTTGTTTCCTGATGGAGTATTTGTCCAAGGTCCTTTGTTAAAGCCATCTTTGCCATTAGGATTTCCTACGACAGTCAAAGTCTGCTTTGCCAAGTCTAGTTTATTAACAACCACATCTTCAGCATCCAGTGTCATTTCATATATCAACTTAACGCTAGGATTTCCGCCATCGTCGAGAGGTCGAACTTGAAGTATGACTGGCAATACAGGGTCTTTAGAGAAGAAGAATACGTCAATCGCCGTCAAGAATATACCTGTTTCTTCAGAGACAGTAAAGCTCTGTGCCAATGGATCTCTAGGACAAACTTTACCGGCGCTCTCAAATGTATCAGATAAAGATATTGGAGTTCTATTACCTTCTACATATTGAGAATCGATCTTAAATTGCTTCGTTGAGTATAGCTGCTCTTGCTTAACGTCAATCCATCCAGACGCATTGTACTTAGCTTCTGCTCTGGATACTGTAGGTACTTCTTCATTCTTTGGAGAGTTAGTCAGTCTGAATACTCTCTCGCCAACTCTAAATCGAGGATTACCATCAACCTTAGGATCAGGAATCACAAACTTACCTTTGATTTTTCCTGTAGCATCGCATTGAATTGTTAATGTGCCTTGGTCAATATCTTTATCTGTCGATCTGTTTTTGACTTTTAGGGCAACCGACGCTGTAGCTGTTGAACCAAAATCTACCTTATCATCCAGTTTCAGTATCAAACTAGCAATAGTATTTGTGCCAGTTGCCGGTATGTAATTTGCGCTGACAACTTCTTTGTTGTTTACGTTATGGGATGTAGTAGCAGAGCCCGAAACGTCAACATACTTCTTGGCATATAGTTTCTGTAATACTTCCAAAAGATCCACACAACTTCTAGCAGCATCAGTTTCGTCCATCATGTAATCTGTCGCTGTATATCCAGTGCCTGATCTCATGTATGGCGTTGAAATTAAAGCAAGTGTGTCGCTCTTAACACCGCCTATAGCAACTTGATATTCTCCCAAAAGATCATCAATCACTAACACAGACTGTTGTGTGTTTGTTCCGGAGAGTTCCTTAAGAAATTTTGTTGCTTCCGGATCGGTTGCTGGATCTCCAGACTTACCCAAAAGATAGTAATCACCAGGTTTGACATGGGTTAATATGTTTTCTGTTGTGTCATTTCTGAGCAACTTAACCTTACCCGTCAACTTACAACCAACAAAATCTAAATCCGGTTCGTTTTGTCCAGGAGCTGGCACAAAAGGTGTAATAGCATCATACGACAACCCAGCAAGAGTTGTTCCTCGTGATGTTGATGTTGGATCAGAGCCGTCAGACTTCTTATGCTGATCTCCAGCATCGGTTGTTTTGTTACCTTTGATTGTTAGTGTGTTGCTAGTAAACTCACATGACAATCCAGAATATGGTCCTCGCCTAATAGCATCTGGTGTTTCTAGTTTACCACCGTAGTTGACATCAGGAATACAATACTGAGATACGTCAACTCCATCAAAGAACGCATATAGTTTGCTGTTAGGAAGAAAGCATTTGCCTTCAAACTTGATTTCATTCGATCTGATATGATCGGCAGCCCGGGCGTCAATTACTCGGGTTCCCATAGACACTGGAGCCGAGAAGCCAGCTTCAACTATGGTTGATTTTATACCAGTTGCATATTGCTCACCCTTCATGGTCAATGTGTTATTATACACTTCTTGACCAGAGCCGCTATGACCATATCTAACCCTCTCACCAGAGTTTGCATATCCGGGTGGTACTGTTACCCATTGCCCCTTCTTAGGAGTTCCATCAATTAACTGGCCCGTCTTAGGGCTCATGTATTTGCCATCTTTTGCTGGCCAAGAATGTCCAGCTTTAAGAACATTGTCGGCTTTTCTGTCTTGGGTTATATCAATACCTTGCCAATCAGTCTTTGTTCCGTTCCAATCCGTCTTTTCTCCATTCTGATTGAATTGCTGTCTAGCGAAGTCGTATGCTGATGTGTCATAGACAACTAAAGGCTCTGAAACTACAGTATCTCTCCATGTGTCAGTCCATGGGGATATCTTCAAGATTCCCATGAAGGTTTGTACTTGATATGGGTTGATATTGATAAGTCTGCTTGCAAGTGGTTGTTCCATATATTGAACGTTGGTGTAGTTCAATGTAAGTAATCCGCCAGTAAGCGTGTAGTTATTGTTTTCTCGTGATGTTCCTCCAGTATAGGATGGAATTGAATATGTCTCTAGCAGTTTTATGTGATTATCAAAACATCGAGGCTTTAACTCACCAGAAATTTTGTCGAGTGCAGCCGTATAGTCTGGATGCTCTGTATCAGACACAGACTCGTTTGCAAAATTATCGACCATGAAGCCGTGCTTGAACTTGTCTTGTCCTAGAGCATCTTTAATTACCAGATTGTTTGTGTCACTTTCGAGTAATGATAGTGATGTATAGTATTCAAGATTTTTTACACGCTCTTCAATCTTGCCGATATCTCTCATCGTATAACGGCGATTGTCTCTCATTATAAGAATACACTTTCTATAATCTTCTGTGTATGGTAACATCTGAGCATCATACAGAACCAATCCATCTGCCGGATCTTCTGGCGTATTTGCAATTAATCCAGGAACTCCATACTTAACCTTGATCTTACCATCCTTGTCGATGAATATCTTATCTCGTCGCTCTTCATATACATGATACGAGCAAGTGAAGTCTTGCACCGGCAATTCTCGATACACATTAAACGCATATCGACCATTCTGAACAGCATCATTGCCAGGAAGACAAGTAGGTCTAAAATCTAAACAACTTCCGAGATCGTATTTTCCATTTCTTTCCGATGAGTACTCCGGTATCTCATCATATGTCATTTGAACTTCAGTTAGATTGGCATCTAGTGTGTTGCTATCCCAAGGATATGAATCAACAGAGAAGTAGTCGCCAGTTACAGTATGCTCAAAATAATCAAACTCAATTCTCAGACGTCCCTTGGGAGCGTCATATCCAGGACGCAATAAAATCTCTGCTATGCCATAATAGTAGTCTCGTTGGCCATTATCGAGCATATACTTGAATGTTATGTCGTTGTGTCCATCCGGGAGTGTCTGGAGAGCACTCGCATCAGTCTGATCATTTGGTGATTCTACAATTCTAGTGACACGCAATACATCCGGAACGCCCAAAGAGATTTTTTTGTAACTATCTTTCTTGTTTGTGTTTGGAAGATTCGCAGGAATTACAAGTCCACCGCCAGTATATGAAGGTATCGCACCAGCAAAATTGCCTTTAGTGAGAGTCTTTTTTCCTTCTTTAGCAACAGACTGAGATTTTTCGACCGCAACTATCAGTCCAAATCTTCTGTTATTGTTTGTTGTAGAGTCTCCTATATCAACATTAAAAGTGATTTCTTGGCCAGAAAATTTAACTTCAGCTCTATATGATGGTGTTTCTCCACTAACACCTATGGTTCCTACATTTCCTGTGCCTGGAGAGAACAACTCAAACCAGTGACCTTCATCGAGGTCTACTAATCCATAGTTAGAAAGGCCTCGCTCGAAACTTTCGTTTCCGGCAGGTAACGTATATTTTATTCCTGTAGAAGAGATTGCTGCACCGGGAGAGCCGCCAGTTTTTGCTGCCACAGCATATCGAGATGCAACATACGTTGCTGCAAAAGAGCTGTATGTGGGAGAGTCCTTAGTACCTCCACGAATTGCCCTAATATCAGTATTAGGCAATCGATATACAAGACCTGCATTACCAAGACTAGAATCTTGAATAGGCTCAGCGACAAGATAGTTCATTACAGAGCCGTCATCCCAAGGAGCGTTTGCAGAAACCGTGGGATCTGGATTTAAGCTCAACTCGTTATCATTTGAGGGATTAGAATACACAGTGTATATTCGCATCTTGTCGCCTGTTCCTACAGCAACTTGATCTCCCTTCTCCAGCTTTTCTCCAGCATTTGATTTCCAGAGGGTTCCCACACCCTTAACTTTTCTGATCGTTTCAACTTTAGTCAATGGTGATGTGAATGTTGCCGAAGGTAAAAGTTCGTTGATGCGAACTGACAACCTATACTTGGCGTTTACAACAGACGATTGGCTGCTCACTACAACTCTCTCAACCGTAGTTGTATTATCTGCGATTGATAAAAATGTTCCTGGAGTGTAGTCTATGTTTATCGCTGTAAGTCTTTCAGCCTCTGTGTCATAGTCAAATATCAAGTCTGTGTTGGACGTGCCCGCAAATGTAACATTCGTCACACTCTTTTTGTCATATTTGCTTATTGTTCCTGCAAATCTCAAGGATGGATTTGTTGTTACATCCTTAAATAGCATGTTTGCAGTAAACGTTCCTGTTCCTGCACCACCAGGATAGTAGATCGATGCTAAATCTCTTGCGCTATACCCAGCCTCGAACTGAACATCGAAAATGCCTAAAGCATATACTGAGTTGAACGATCCATTAGCACCAGAATATAAAGAGATTGAGTATACTCGTGCCGTTCCTATCTTTGATGACGGCGACGGCGTTGATTCTCTATCTGGTAGAACAACAGAGTGAAGTTCTATCTCATCGTATGACAGATTTGAATTACCAGCGTCTTGTATCGGCGGCAGTCCAACAACATTCTTGATGAGTAGTTGTGTACCCTTGGGAGTCTGTACTGTTTGATTTTGAAGAAAGTCTGATGTTCGAGATTTCTTGATTGATACGTTCGTGATTACCGACTTTTGTTGAAAGTATCCTTCAACGTAGGCAGCACCCGGCTGAAATCTAAGACCAAGGCGACCCTCACACAACTTCTTAAAGGACTGCAAATGAGATGCGGTGTCATACGAAGTTCCCGGATAGTAGCGGCCGTTGTGTGCAACAATTTTTGGAGTAGCATTTTCCGCCCAAGTAAGTTCAAAAACGTCTTTAGCAATCTGAATTGCTTTTTCTTGTGCCAACAACTCACTAAGCTCATCGCCACTCTCAAAAGGAACAGAAAGTGCTTCTTCTGTAAACAAACCTTTGTTGTCTGTGGCTAAGAAAGGTCTAGTCTCTACTATGAATGGCTTTGTTGTGTAGTTTCCAGACTCATCGAACGTTCTCTTAGCCAGTATGGCTTTGTATGGGTCGTTATAAGGATCCGTCTCTAACTGCCAGGCTTTCGTGATGATTCCCTTCGTGACAGTCAACAATTTAACAAAGTTTTGGTCTGTCGTGTTTAATTGTTTTACTACAAGTTTACCTTCAATCTTCAACCGATCTGCTCCTGGAGCAGAAAAGTTAGATGCACCAGTTGCATTATCTAACAGACTTTCATCATCCTCAAATGTAACTTTTGACTGTATCATCTCAATACCAACTTCACATGTTGGTGATGCGTTCCATGCCAGGTCATCATTCACATTGTCTGGTGTGACAAACAGCCATTGTCTGTCGACCAAAACAAAATACTCTTCATAAAAATAAATGCTATCTGGAATTTCAATAGAAGCAATACGACCTACAGCATTTGTTGTTCCTTCTATTGTAGTAGTCAGAGTAGTTGTGACCGATGTTGTTCCATCGGGAAGAGTGTCCACAACATTAACAGTAAGTGTATCATTTTTGGCAAAGTTATTTGCTCCAGTTCCTGCCTTTTCTAATGAGATGAACAGACGAACAAAGTCATCAGTCTTTTCATAACCTATAACCAATCCCTCAACACCAAGCTGATTATTAACTCTCTTATTCAACCAGTAGTTGTTTAAGTTACTCTCAGTTTGTGTTCTTGAATCTGATGTTGCAGGTATCTTCACAAATACTGTGGTTGGGTCATATTTACATCCAAGAGATGGACGAGGACTTACAAGAGCAAAATTTTTGAATAGATGTTTACCAAATCGACCGATTTGATTTTGAATGATTGATTGAATTTGCGTCAGTTCTCGGGCCTGAATTGCACGTCCGGGACGAAATAAAATCTTATAGAACTTCTTAGACTCTGTGTAGTCATCGAAGTACGGAGATGTGTTCAGGTCTATTTTTGTCATACTATATGATTATTTATCATCAAAATTCAATGATAGTTTTGATATCTTCGATCTGATCTACTGATCTAAGTACTGGCCTTCGGTTTTCGATGTAGAGAATGTCACCCGAAAACTTCTTCAGTTCCTCGTTGCTAATATCACGAATGATTGCTCTAGCATTTGATACTGTTCCAGAAACTTCTTGGTCAAGCTCAACATTAGTATATCGTGTATCTGGCGTTTGAACAAATGTTATTTCTCCAGTATATGCCGAAACCTCACTCGTTCTGTCAAAAAACTTGAAGTCGATTGCTTTGATTTTACCTAAAACATCTCCAGAAGAGTTCTTGATTTCAATCTCCTCATCAGATTTGAATCCAGGATCTCCAGTAATTCCCAAGGTGTTTGCGGCAACAAACTCCACTTTAATTCGTTTTGTTGCCCTCAGTGTTTGAGATGTGCATAGAATTGGGTTTGTGGTTCCATCATTAACACGAGCATTTTGTAGAATTCCTATTTGTCTATAGTCATTCTTAACGGGAAAGTCAGCCAAATGTGGCTGTGCATTTTCATCTTCTTGATCTGTCCCTTCGTCGTATTTTATCTGGGCACTGACCATCACGAAAAATGCACCCAAATCTTTTTCTGGATCTTTTCCAAGACCGGCAAGAGATGCTAGTAACACCCGCACGGAAGGAAGCGCCTGTGTTGTTCCAACAGCAGGTCGAACAACATCAGCAGAAACGAACGTTGCATTTTCTCCAGAGTCTAGTACATTGACAGAAACTAACTGTTTTGATGCAGAGTCTACCACAGGAACTAATATGGGTTTTGTAGATCCGTTTGAGTATACATCTAACTTCGGTAAAATGTTGCAAGCATAAGATTGTCCGGCAACGAGCCCAACAAACGTCTCTGATATTGAAAGACCATTCTCTTGTGTTATATCATTGTAAGTGTAAGACGATATGTTAAAAATATGTCTGACATTAGTTGATGGATTAATAATATGTAAATGGTAGCCGGCGTAGGCATTCGATATTTCTGAAGGAGATGTGTTTATCGTCGCCTGTTTATTAGACGCTGTTGATATAGTTACTGTCCCAGTATACACATTAGGAAATTGTGCTGGAGATGCCACATTAGTGACAACAACTCCCAGAACTTGCCCCTTCTTGGCAGCATTTTGAACCTGTATTTGTCCAGTGCCATTATCTTCATTTTCACCTAATGTCTTTATAGGAATCCAGGCGTCAGTCAAAAATTTTACTGCATCGCCTGATGTTATGCTTGTAATGTACTTCCATACATAATTATCGGTGGGTGAGTGTGCCAGATTTAGCGGGTTGCCGGCACGCATAGGCTCAACTGTACTAACACCTCCGTTATTATTCCATAAGCACACGAATAATTCATTCAAACTATTCAGCGCATAAAAATTTCCAGCTTTTCTAAAACCTAAATTTGGGTCTGATATTTCACTGGCCGGTGTTGTCGCTCTCGCTCGCTCCACATCTTGTAGAGTCGGGTGTCTATGAAGATTTGCATCACCATCATCAAAGATTGAATATATGGTTCTTGTCTTCCAGTCACTTCGAGGTATTACTAAAGTAACATCACCCTGTCTAATGCGTTTTAGACCAAGCATTTCATCCCAGATTCTTCTGTCACTATTGAGAGTATCGTCGGGAAGCGGCGGATACAAATCTGCATTAGAAGATGTGATAGTGACAGAATCGGTTTGATTCTCGGGTGCCTTCCATGGGAGAGGTTTTCCCACAAACAAGTAGTAGTTCTTGTCAGTGACCGAAGTTGCAAAGTTCTTTATGAACTCTTTAGCGCCTTGAAGTCTGAAATTGTTTTTTATGATCGCTACCATATTGTATCATGCCTTATCAGATTATTTAGCTGCAAAATCTAGTTACGTTACTCAATCGATATTCCACGGGTTACAATCGCATCTGGCATTATATTTATTCCCAAATTTGGACTCAATAGTGAGACTGGATATGGAATTTCTATAGTAGCAACATTAGGTTCATGATGAAGTCGTTTTGTCGTTATTCTCTTTGTATTGATGTCCCTGTATATCACCTCAAACACATCTGACGTAGATGGTGAGTTTTGTGTGTGTAACAGTCGTATCGAAACGTTGCTGTGGGTGTTGTGTGATTTATCCACAATCAAATAGTCATAGTTATCTCTCAATGAAGTTCCATTTCTAATAACAAGTATTTCTGGAACGTCACCTCGCTCAAGTGATTTTGGAATAATGTGCTTAAAGTGTCGTATTTGAGTGTTTGAGAATTGCATCGCAGGTGATGACAAATCTCCCCAATACAATGTGTTATCCACATTAGGAGTTTTTTCACAGTCGGCATGATATGTGTTATATGAGACTTCTTGACCATTATCGTCGAAAGAGTCGAGCCATCGTGAAATGGAAGATTCAGTAGAAGGTGTGTACGATATGTTGATAGGATTATAGTCGGGATAAACAGCAGGCAAAGACTCTCGTTGAGCCTCTATTATATTAAGTCTTTGTATGAAATCTTGCAAACCTACAGAAAAGAATTCGTTTGGGATATATCGAAACCTATCTCGATATATGGATCTCAACGATGCTCCTGCTGTGTTATGATTTCTGGAACATAGTCTGAGTTTTTGTGTAGCTGAACTGTGCTTGATGCCGTCCAATGCAGGAGATTTTTCTGGCCGGATAGCTTTGTGTTCTATTTGTGGTGCTTTTATGTCTAGCGCATGAGGTAAAAGCTGTTCTTCTGGCTTTGTGTGTCTGACGTTTATAGGAAGACTAACAAAAGATCCAGGCTCAAATTCCAGAGAAGCAACAACAATTATGTTCAAATCATTTCGGTAGATGGCATAAACCGAATCGGTTGATACTAGAGGAGAGTTAAAGAACTTGACTACATATCGATCCGATTTTGATGGGAATATAGGAGATGTTTTGAGTATAGTAAAATCAACATTCTGTTTTTGTGGTATGTCATTCTTTATTAGAACAAAATTTGGTATAGAGCTTATCTTGAATAGAGTTTGACGAGGATGTTGTTGAAACTTTCTGATTACCGGCGCAGTTTTTCTGGTCTCTATGCTGGCGTTGATGTGACTGGGATCTCTAAACCCACCATAAAACTTCAGTCCAAGGGGGTGTACCATATCTTTGAGATATGTTCTATATGTCTCTGCACTCTCTTTGTTATACACAACATAGGAGAACTGCTGATAGAATTCTCCATCTTGAATATACTTGGACTCGCTAGGTTGGCCATTGTTTGATATGTAGTATCCCGAATACTCACAGAAAACACCTGGCGTTATATTGACTCTTGCGCCCAGCCCAGAAACACTCTCAACAGAGCTTATATCAGATTCAAAATTAGAAGGGAACTCATGCTCACCTATAGTGATTAAGAAAAATACTATCTTGTTGGTATAAAAATCAAATCTCTCTTTTATGCGAAAATATTTTTCTGTATTGTCGGACACTATTCTTAAAATCGATTGTGGCGAAAACTTAGAAGCAATTTGTGATTTTTCTGCTACACTAAAAGTGCCTGCTATTTCTAATACGCTTTCTGTTTGTTCTATAGACAGAGAGATTTTGTTAGCTGCCGAAGATACCGAAAATTTGATTTTAGGGGTTGAATTTTGCGGGCCAAGGTCTTTCGAGAAAGATGATTTGGAATAAACAACACCAAAATCTTTGACGGTCATTTTTTTGATTGATCCGTCTTGATTTATAGAAGAGACTTGTATCACCCCCATTTTTCCTGTTGATTGTTCAACAAGGAATGCATCACCCACTTGATAACCAGAACCTGACATAGGTCGATCTGTATCAGGATCTATATCTAATGTTATTTTTGATACTATAGGCAAAACAGTGCCCGTAAAGTTTAATGTTCCGTCTGTTGCGTGAGAATCAATTTTCTCATCAAACTCAAACACCCCCGTTATACTTGAGACATTCAAAAACAACTCATAGTATGTTCCGTGTGGTGTTGGCAATGTTCTGCACTTGTCTACAAATGCTTGTGTCCCGGTACTTCTTCCTACGATTGTTGCATTTTGAAGTTTCTTGGGATCTCCAGCAATCAAAGATATACGAATCGATTTTTGTCGAATGTATTTTCCGTCTGATAATTTCAAGATGTCTTGTCTTGGGTAGTAGAACTCTACTGGAGAATCATACAGAGTTCTAAAGAAAAACTGGAATGACTTTTCTGTGCCTTTTGACCTATAGAATTGTCTGATGTTTTTTAGGAGTGGTGCCTTGTTTGTCAGTACCGTTCTTGGAACATGAACAAGAAATTGGCGATGTAGTGCTTCTTGAAACTCGTCAATGGCATAATCGACATCTGCATATTCTTTGAGCCGTTTGATTTCGTATGATGTGTTTCCTTTAACATCGAGCCAATCATAGTATGTTTTCAAAAATTGAACAAACTTGGGATGATCTTGTCTGACAAACTCAGGAAGTTGTGTTCCTATGGATGCTGTGGTGGATGGTTTATCCAATATAGAACACACCACAACTTTTGAAGGATCGCCGGTTCTCTCTTCGGATACAATACCAAAAGTGTTTTGATCTAAGACGAACTCTGAACTCATGTTATGATAGTCTTACATAATCTAGGTTTACTGTTGATACTTTGATGTCATCGTCTTGAAGCAACAAAATTTGATTCTTGTATGCAATAACGTCATCATTTTTAGGCATGACATATATGTATATGCTATTTTGTTGAGATGGGATTTCATCAACTATTAGCTTGTCGATGTATATGTCACCTGTGTCGTATTGTACTCTTCCAACTTTTGCTATCGGCACCTTCATATTTGATGATGTGCGGTAGAGAACTAGATTTCCTTTTCCGTCATCGCCTAACGTGACCGACACATTAGCATAATAAAATGGAGTGCTTGTGATAGCAGAAATGTTGTTTAGTATGTCACCTTTCGATATAGGATTTGATAGCTTTATAGTCTGCGTTAAGGCATTTCCTATAGAAGGTTGTATTTGATACTTGAGCTTGATCGTTGTTGCGTTACTTTCTATAGATGGATTTGCTGTGTCTATAAATGCAACCAATTTTGAGTATCGCAAGTCTGAGTCAAACCCTTGAATGTTGTTATCACGAAACTCAACAATCTTTTTTCTGACGAGGTCTTTTATTCCCGCATCGTCAATCTTCGTCTTTTTGCCAAAGTAGTTTACAGTGCAGTCTAGTGTGAGTCCAACATAGTCTGGCTCAAGAATTTCAACTTGAACTGAAATGAGATTCTTGGGACGAATATACTCTTCGATAATACGCAGCTTCTCTTGTTCATTAAGACGCAATCCGGAAGCAGGTTTCATAGCAAAGAATACTTTGCCATATTCTGGAGGGCTGTTCTCTTCCCCTCCCCACACTCTCAGATATTGAATCTTTGGTTCAATAATGCTGATGTCCTTCTGTAGTAAGATTTCATAATCGTTCTTAGTCACAGCTCTATTTTGAGCATCATACATTCTGGGTGCACGATACTTGATTGCATCTGTTGTCTCTTTCTCGGCAAAATCTCTAGCTGGAATTTTTGTGGTGACTTTAGTTATCTCTTTTGGTACTAACTTGTCTAAATTATTTCGTATTGCTGTTACAGGTCCAATGTTAGAGTCGGTGATGTAGAACTTATTTGCACCGGCTGCTTCGCCAGTTCCGGGCACAATATACTCTATCTCTATAACATTCCCTTGCTTCAGATTCTTGCCTAATATGCCATCACCAAATACTAACTCAAACTTAGATCCTGCAACTTCTTGTATGAAGTATATTTCATCCGTAGGACCCAGAAGAGTTAGGTCTTTGAATTCTGTGTATCGTGTTCGATTTGAACTCAAAGATCTCTCACTCACATAAACTGCCAATGTCGATAGATCGATATTAGGATTTGGTATTATGAATTGCTGTTTTGTAGTTAGGTCCACCGTCCATGTATAGGTCAGTCTTTTGCCCTGAACTAGATGAACATTTTTGGCAATGTATTTTGTGGGTGACACAGGAACTGCAATAGCGGCAGACTTTGGATAAAAAGAAAACTTCGACTGATCAATAAAACAATGAAATGCGTCGTCGGTTTGTATTAAGAACTCAGAACCAGGGTTGTAGTTGGTTGGCGCACGATTGTATTTCCCAGATGATGCATCAAAGTCAATCTCAACATCAACAAACGCACTAAGAGCACGACGAGATGATGGTGTGTAGCCTAAATGTTTTGCTATAGACACAACACTTTCACGCATATATGCGCTGTCTAAGAACATCTCGCTTGCTAACATATTCAGATAGAAGCCGTTGTATGCTGTATTGTATGCTAATACATCAAGCAAAACAGAAAATCCAGAACCATCAAAGTTGTAGTCTTTGAACTTACTCTGACTCTTGAGATAGTTCTTTAGATTCTCTTTTATCTTAGCAAAATCAAGCTCAGTAAATTTGATCTCACTCATACTATCTCAACCTCTCTAATGTAGTTTCATACTCTATCTGTTGAGAAAGACCGTCGATAGAAAACACAAACGAAACGTCATATTGATACTCATCGGCCGACGCCTTCACCTGAAGAGACACGATCTTGACTCTAGGCTCAAAGTATTTAATTGCATCACTTATGTATAATTTTATTTGCAGCTCTGTTGCCGGTGTGATGGGCTGAAACAACATCTGTCGTAAGTTTGCGCCAAATTTTGGATTGAAGAGGCGCTCGTTTTGCCCGGTAAACATGATGTTTCGTACTGAGCGTTTTACTGCTTCTGCGTTTGTTAACGGTATCAGATCGCCAGATACTGGGTGTGCATGAAAATCTAGGTTAAGGTCAGAAAACTCAATCGTAGTTCTGTCATATATCTCTTCTTTGATGGTACCAAGAAGTGTATCGACCGTCTTGTTTTCTGGGTCTTCGAGATTGGTTAGTGTTCCTACTATGTTTGCCATTAGGATTGCCGCAACGTAAGTATACAAATACCTAGTTATTTATGCGTACATCCATAACAGTGCTATTGAACAATTCCCAATAGTATGAAAATCCAAACAACAGAAGATATGGTGTATATTCCACAAACCAGAGATAAGACTATGGGTGATGTCAAAGCACGATAAACTTGTAATACAGCAACAACACCGACTGCCTTTATTATGAATAATGCGGGAATAACCCCTAGCACTCGCATAGCTTCTTTCACTAAGGGATTGCCTTCCGAATCTAGCCCGGCGGGTAGAACATTAACTCCCAATCCAGTTAAAATGCCGTCTAACACTTGAAGAATGATACAAATAATAGCCAAAGACTTCATAATTTTAAGGAACTATAGGTATGTTTGGTGGAAAAGGTGCTGCCATGTGATGACGAATTGAGCTGTCTAATATCAACTTCAACCCGCCGCCGGTTTTTAAGAACATTACCTTTGGATACTTGGCTCCAGGCTTATCCCATCTCTGCAACATTCTCACGCCATCTTCAAATTGTTTGATTGTTGTGGGTGTGTCTATTAGTTTTCCTGGAACATGAATAGGTCTTACAACTTTCCATGTTGTGATGGTTTTATCGGCGTTTTCATATTTGATGTACGCACCCTCAAGGCCTCCCGCAGGTATAGCTTCTAATAGCTGATGGGGTTCTGGACTTGGACTGAGAGTCACTAATTTGCCGTTGCTGTCTGATGTGGGTTTATACACTTCTCCGGGAAGTCCGGCCGGCCACAGAAACCCAGGCTTTGGAGAAGAGTCTGTAGTCTCTGTCTTTTTGTCTGCATCATTTTCTACCTCTGGTGATTGTGGAGATGTGTATGGTGGGTCAGGAGCAAATACTGTACCATCCAAGTGAATTTCTGGAGCCTTCAGATGAATTGCTTTTCCAGAAATTAAGTCACAATCACCTTCTGCCTGGATACTGATCGTCTTAGCACCCTTTATGAATATGTCACCACCTTTGGCGTAAATGTATATTCCATCGCCGGTCGCAAGATGAAAATTCTCAGATACTTCTGCATTTAAGTTTGCCCCAACAGCAAGATTGGTATCATTTCCAGATTTGATTCGGATTGCCTCTGTGGCTTCAGCATTTATACTTTTTGCACCCAAGAAGTAATCGCTGAGAACGAAGTTGTATTGCTCTTTCACCACTTTATTGACTTCTTTTCCGTCGGGGTGAACTTCTGTGAAAGTTCCAGAACGATGATACCAATGCAATCGTTCTGCGCCAGGTGTATCATCAACTTCAATCACATGGCCAGACTCGCTTTCGTGGACGTGATTGTATGGATATTTTGCTGCATATGGTGTGACCGGTTCTTGAAATGCAAACGCGGCAGACTGTGCTGTTTCGTCTTGTGCATCATGGCCGGTGCCTAACCCTACAGATAAGTTTTCTTTTTTCAACCCAACAACAGTTTTTTCTGGATCTTCACCTCGCGCCAGTCTCGATATTGAAGGCTCTCCCAATTTATCGGCATTTGGATAACTAGATGGAGGAACCCGGCCGGCAACACCCGTTGCCGCTCCGCCTGTGTAAAATCCGGCGGCGTTGAGTGCTTCCCGAAGCATTATCTCCACATCTTCTAATGTAAATGCTCCGTCTTTGTTTCTATCAAATTTTGATGTTGTTATGCTCCATCCATTCATCAATTCTCCAAATGCGGATGTAGATCCAGGAAGAGCATCTTCTTTTGAAAATCTGTCTTGTATTTCTTCATCACCGAAGAGAGCCTCAGTGAACATGTCGGTTATTGCAGTAACTTGAGATACAAGCCACGCTACAGCCTTTTTTATTGCATCTTGTACTTCGGCAGATAACGCCGCTATAGCATCAGGAATTCTGGCTAGTGCAGAACCAAGCTCAGATACAGGAATACTATTCTTTCCCTCGAACATAATATCAATCGATTGATTGACAGCATCCATAAGATCATCTGGCGGCCCTAAACTCGCTACATACTTTCTTATTGCCATCACGTTGATGCTCGGCACAATTTCTGTGGCAGGCATCATGACCGGCGGTGTAGGCCGGCTTGCAGGGGATAGATCTGTGGTTGGATCGTTGAACCCTTTTTCAGGGTCTGCTGGGTCTTTGGGAATACCAGGAAGAGAACCCGCAATAACTGGCTTTTGGGCATCGTGATCCATAAAGAATCCCCAAACCCAGTCACCTTCTTTTAGAGTTATGTTCTGATGTACGGCGTTTACTCCCATGCTGGGAAGTGCCCAGAGTAGGTCGTTTGTCGGCAGCTCACTCTTATCTTCGGTGTGCATTCCGAATATGCGAACACGAACACGACCCAATTTGACCGGGTCGTTTCGATCCTCAACAACACCTATGAACCAATGAAATCCATTTCTGCCGACAAACATTCTCTAACTATCCAGAATAACAAACACACCCTATTTAGGGGGTTTCCTGAGTTTGATTTTTCTTCAAATCAAACTCTCGGGTGTGTTGCTCACATGCCGTGTATAACCAAGCGTCACCTCGGAGTTCGCCCGGAGCGCCGCAAACCTCACATGTCTCTGATGACTTTTTTGAGGCGTCTTCAATTAATTTATCTAACGTTTTGTCATACCCAGAAACATAGAACCTTAGAGTTCCATACTTCTCCTTAACTTGTAGGGCGACTAATTCCGACACAGCTTCTGGAGGTAGCGTTTGAATATGTTTCTGTATGCCTTCACACAACTCAACTAACAGGTCGGCCCATCCGTCACCACACTCAAAGTAAAATGCTATAGGCATAAACATTTCACCAAGAGACATTTTGTTCTGCTCATCTTCTATCGTTTCAAATATGGATGGGCAAGCTCGTATTACTCGTCTTGTATTTTCGTCGTTCATATTAGATACAGTCGGCGTAGCCTTTATTTTCTGCCGATTTTAATTCCATCTTATCGACATGTGCGATCACTTGCTGATACAAATCACGAATGGCTTTCGCTCGCTTAGCCATCTCAAGAATCCTATTCTCTTTCTTGTTTCGGAATGCTTTGATAATATCATCTTCGTCGAAGTAGAAACCCAATCGAGCGTAGAGCATATCAACAACCTTTGAGTCTCCCATTCTCATAGCATCATGGAGCTGAGTGTTGTCTGGGAACAAGGTTCTTGCCATCTTCATCATTTCGTCAGTATATTTCATCATATTTTTCCTTATTACGAGTCAAACCAAAAAACCAGTCTTGTTTTATACGGTCCACTATTCTCTATAGCAATCATGCTCGCTATAGTTGCGTTTAGTGGAGCACATTCAATTTCAGGAAAAGATAGCTTCATTAAATCATATTGATCGGCCTGTTCGAGCCTATTCAAAACTTCTTTACGCTTCTTACCTTTGTAGCTACAATCGTAGTCTAGTGCATCGGTCAAATAACTTCTTCTAACTGTAATCAGATCATCCATCTCCAGATTGCTTGCTGAGTGCCAGTCGGGATTTCTGATATACTTACCTCCACTAAAATCTTCCTCTATAAGATTGTATCGCTCAATCATTTGTGTGGCATCTGCTTGCGTTACCGTGCGCTCGCTCCAATACTTAAACGGACTGTTCTCGACAACTTCATCGACAATTTTCAAGTAATACTTACCGAATGTTATCGAACTTATTGTGGGCGTCTTGGGTAATCCTCTGGGATCAAACGGACCTCCGAAGCCTCTAACACCCGCAAGGGCATTAAATAAGGTATAGTTTCTATTGAACGATATGTCTGATGCATACACATCAACCCAAGGCGTTTTATCCTCTATGTTGAAATACTCCAAGTATGCGTGAATATCACATCCCATATTTACTCACCAGCATCAAGCGAGAGTGAGTCTGATGATGGTGTTACTAAATCTGCGTTCGATGCTGTTGATTCTTGCTCATGTAATTGCTGCAAGAGTCCCTTGAAAAACTCAAGACGACCCTTCAGGTTTTGCTTTCTTGAAAATTTCGTCGTCTTTCTTCGATGAAGCCTAACATACAACTCAGTTATCTTTTTCTCTATGCTTTTTTTAGATCTGTCGTTTCTCGTCATATAACTATTATCTCATTCCCTATACTCAAAGTCAATCTTCAAAGAGGAGATCTTGTCCCTTTTTTCAGAATCCAATTTTTCGTATTCCATTCCCAATTTGGAAATCATAATCATTACGAAATTGGAAAAGTCCTTTGGAAGTAGCTTCATTCCAAGCCATATACGGAAATTAGTCCAGGTCGCGGACGGATTCTCACGGAATAGTATCTGACTGGAACGCTTTAATTCTCGTAAAAAATCACTCACTGATACCCCTGCGCTACCATACGAACCTCTTTCTCTTCTTTAGATACAGTCAAGAACGTTCTAAACGTAGTGCTATCTTGACGATGTGCTGAGAGATACTTGATATGCTCTTCTAACATCCATATCTCTCGACACAGCTCTTCATCTGTCAATCCCATTATCGTTTGTGCATAGCCCCTGAGCGAGCTTCGGTCGATATCATGCATGACGTTAGTATAGCAAACCTGTTTTGTAAGTCTATTATTTTATCTGTTTTGTGAGAAGTCCACACAACTCATTTATCTGACTTGTGGTGGCGGTTCCTCGAAACGTCGTGGATATGCTCGCGGAAGAAATCACGGTCTTTTCATTCGTCTTCGCAAGAACATACACTTGTGAAAAGTATTTTGACAGTTCTGGTATAACAACACTCAGTTGGTTGCTGCCATTTTGAAGTGTAGTAGTTGCGTAGTTGGAACAACCGTACAACTTGTTTCCTGGCGTCTTCAACACAAACTGAATCCTGGCTGATGTTGCTGCTGTGGAAAATCCAGAGATAGAAACTGTTGTTGTATCTCCAAGACTTACAGTAGATGGATTAAACGACACCTGAGGGTTCGGAGTAGGCGTATTCGTAGGCGTCTGTGTTGGCGTGGCAGTTGCTGTGGGTGTATGCGTATACGTTGGTGTTGAAGTGATTGTCGGGGTGAATGTTGGTGTGGGTTGTGGCGTGCCTGTACCTACAGGTGCTGTAGTGGGGACCGTCGTGGGTGCTGCCGTAGGTACAGCACAAGTGCTATTTGCTGCATATACGGCGCCAACTGCATTTGCCAAAGATGCGCTCGAAACTTTGCCCTGTAGTGCTGATAGTTTCAGTCCGTTGTTTAGTATGACACTTCTGACCTGAGCTACAGATAAGTTACATACAGAATTTGTGAGTACAGCCAAGCCAGAAACGTGCGGCGCTGCCATCGATGTGCCACTTTTGTATCCGTACTTATGCTTTAGAATTGAGCTTAGTATGCCCGATCCGGGCGCTGCTATATGCACAGACGTTGCGCCGTAGTTCGAGAATGATGATAGTGAGCCGCTCGATGTCACTGATGCTACAGAGATGACGTTACCTGCCGAATAGTTAGCAGGATATGATGGATAAACATCCGTGTTTGCTGCACTATTTCCCGCAGATGCTACAAAGAGTATACCTTCACTTTCGGCCAATTTTACTACATCGAGAAACGGCTTAGAAAATGCACTAGAGCCATACGAGTTGTTCATCACAACAACTTTATGTCCAGCCCGCTTGAGGGCGATGCCGTAATTGATTGCACGAATGGCGTTTACAGAACTACCAACACCAGACGATGACAAAAACTTCATACTGACGAGTTTAAGTTTATGTGCTATGCCAGCGATTCCTATTGTGTTGTTACCCACTGCGCCGATAATACCAGCAACATGTGTGCCGTGTCCATTGTCGTCTATGCCAGAACCAATTCTTGTGATGGCATTCATGCCATTCACATCGTCGATGTAGCCATTGTAATCATCGTCGAGTCCATTATTCGGAACTTCTTTGGGGTTCACCCAGATATTCTGCGCCAAGTCTGGATGATGAACTTCTATTCCAGTGTCGATGACTAGCGCCAACAAATCATCTTTGCCTGTAGTAACGTCCCACGCTCCGGGAGCTGCCATCAGTTGTGGACCATACTGATAGCTATAATACACATCGTCGGGGGTTGATGTTATAGTGAGCGCATTATTAGCAACACAAAGTATTTTGCCTTTTGACGCTTTTTGAATTCTTCGTATGCTTGCTTTTCGACACAACGAAGATGAACGATTATACACTAGAGGAACATCTCGATTCTGTCTCTTATCTGCCACAAATACTGAGCTGCTGGACAGCTTCTCGTAATTCAAATTGGCAAACTTATGCGACTTATATGAGACGCCTCGATGTGATGTTAGAATCACACCCGAATAGACCGACCGTTCTTCTGCACTCACTGTTGATACGACAACAAGGAGGGCTGCAACAATTTTCACAAACGCTTTCATAATGACATTCTCCAAAAGTAGTAATATACGCACCTACATTGGAGTATAGCATAATGTGTGAATCCACACAGAACTATCTTCTACGAGTTTTTCGTATTATTCGTCGTAGTGCTGCATTACCAGTTTCGAGAGCTGCATCACTTTAGAATTGATTTTACGACTCATGGTACTCTCGGCTTTGTGTTGGATATCAGTCTTAGTGCCGTATGACAGAGCAGAACGTATTCGAGCCAGCTCGTTTATTTCCACAACCAACTGACCAGCTTCATCTGTGACTACGCCAGAACTAAACGCCTTTTCACCCTTTGCTTTTGTCATTTTCATCCTTTAACTTCTAGTCAACTTCAGTATCTTTTCAATCTGATTTTCAATGATAGGTTTTCTATTCGGCCAATAAATGTATTCTTTGTCGGCAGTCTTCAGCAACTTGACTAGAAACGGAACAATCATCTTTTCGACTTCAGACAACTTCTTCTTATATGTCTCTGCGGTTTGTTCTGTCTGAGCTACAACTTGATTGTACTCCTCTTCACTTACCGCAGAAAAACCAAAGTCATCTTCGTTGTCGAGGTATTCTCCGAGTATTGCTTTGACATCTATACTATCTGCCATATCTACACCTCAAAATCAAACAATACGATTCCTGAATTTGTGTTTGCTCGTCCACTATCTGTACTCTTCTTTTCTGAGAAAGAGATAACAAATAGACCACCTTCATTTATAGGCATCTCAGGTGTTGAACCCAACCCAAATGTAATATACATCGGCAAAATAAAAAATACAAACATTTTTCTCATACACTACCTTCTTATTGCGTTCAATCCAAATACTTCTTTATATTCCTAAGATATTCATCGATGTGGAGTGTGACACAAGCTCTCTCAACTTTTCCTATTAGCGTGTTGCATTGTCCACACAAAATTCCTCTAACTTTTCCTGTTGTGTGGCAGTGGTCTATAACTCCAGCCTGATTGTCATTAACAAACAGACCCACTTCACATCGACACAATTTACACCTACATTTTTGTAAAGTTAAAAGAGCTTTCTGTTGAATTCTGTTCAGTCCATATCTCATTAAGCCGTTTTTGCACGTTTTGCATTGTAGCCCTTCGTGATACACAAACTCATTCAATTCTATGCTGCAATGTTTGCATCTTTTCATATCAGCAATCTCCAGCGAGATTGCCCGGTGAGCAGAATACAACACACATTTAGACGGAACTGCTTTTTACTATTTTATTCAAATACTCAAGCATCCACCAATGCCAAGTATCAACATCGTAGCTATACTCAACACCTTCTTTATTGACTCGAAAGTATTGTTGTGGAAATTCTTTGTATGCTTGAAGTTTAAGATCCAAGTCGAGTGTGACACCGAACGTATTAGTCTTGGGCTTCATAATCTCATACACTCGGCGAGCTGCTTGCTCTGCCGTATCTTGAGGAAACTGTTCACGATTGTATGTAATGCCTGATGTTTTAATCGACAGAACTTTAGGACCATTAGGTTCTGCAATAAGCACTGACGGTTCTGTAGGTTCGGCGAACTTAAATCCTAGACTCTGCGTATTGTTCCACTCGTATTGATTAAACATAGCTTACGTCCACATAAAGCCACGATACTTAATTACTTTGTTCAACATTTCAGTATCCTCTTTTTCATACTGTTGTTCAATTTTAACTGTGCGTTTTATTAATTTGTCTGCAACTTTATCGGGCGATGTATAATTACGAGCATTAGGATTATTGTTTGCATAATCTATAAGTCCTGAAGCAACATCAGGATCAATTCTGTTTGGTCTAACGTCTTTCCACCACAAATACACTTCACGGATTGCTTTTGGCGCATCGCTTGGATTTTTAACTAGATCGCTATATGTTTCTTCGAGCATTTTTATATGCCGCAACCCCAGCTCTCTATTACGATAGACTTCATCACTTCTCAGAAACCACGGCAGTTTGAAATTGATTCTCTGTCGTAACGTATATGGAGCGTCAAGCTCCATGAATGAACATTCAACTTCAACAAAATCTACAACAATTTGCATGACGGCATAAAGCAAGATGGTGTCCTTGTCCCAGTAATTCGGAGACAACTCCCGGATCTTGAGAACATTGTACCGCTTAGTGCTACGAAATGCGATCCAATCCAACAGTTTCATACACTCTTTACTTCGCTCATGTCTTCAATGTTTTCTATTTCACCACCGCGCCGAAAGTAATCTTTACCGCCGTCAACAAATATCGAGCCGCATGAACAGAATTTGAAATCGCGGCGATGCTCACTTTCAATAATGTCGCTGCACTTTCGACACTTGATTTTGTTTGTGACAATTTGAGTTTTTTGTTTTGATTCCATACTTACACCCGCTTGGGTAGTTTCACTCTCTCTTCCACAATTAGCGAATAGCGAACGCACCGAGAACAATAATCAGCAACGTAGCGAAAAACGACACAAACACCTCCGTCATCATAGATCGTACTCTCCGAGAGAACTCGACAGTGCATGAACACAGTGCGTTTGTTTTCCGTTACTCTTCTGCCAACAATTCTGGCAAATGGTCATCGGAATACTCGACACATTCGTATTGCCGCTCGTCGAGATTGTATATGGATATGCAGGCTGTGAAGAAACTGTACTCTGATTGCCACGGTACTGAAAGTGTCCATAACTCAACTCTCGTTCTGCTAAGTATCTCACAAAATTGAGTACAGAGTGTGTGAGTACAGTTTCTTTATCTTTACTCTTAGAGTTTTCGATGTCTAAGATCTTTCTGTCAAGCAAGTGTAACAA